CGAAATCAGGCTGACTGTGGCGCAGGGCTGCACGCGGTTGATCGAGTGTCTGGAGCTGCAGAGCTGGACGGAGAAGGGCGAACCGGATAAGGAAGCGGGCCACGATCACATGGTTGACGCCTTGGGGTACGTGGTCTGGCGTGAGTTCAACCCGCTACAGGCGAACGCGGGCCGTGGCACTGGCATCAGGCTGTATTGATTGGGTATATTCCCGCCGTTTGGCTGGGATCTGGTGCGCGTCTTCAAGTTCCGTACGGTCAAGGCTGTTCGGTCGGTGCTGCTGCACAACGGTGGCTGGCTTGACGTGATCCGCGACGACCGGCAACTGCAGTACGCGCCACGCCTGTCTGCTGATCAGCCTGAGCCGTACGGGCCTTGGGATCGGCTGGGCCTGCTGGAATGGGCACACGACAATTTGTGAACTGACCACTGGGGTGCTTGCCAGATGGCAGGGGTATACCCCATAATTAAGGGACAGGGGGCGACCCCACCACACACAAGACCATGACCATCGCAACCATCCCCGCTCTTCCTACCGGCACCGGCCATTTCCTGATCTCCGCCGATGGCACTGAGCTGATTCGTTTCTCTGACGCCGGCGACCACCAGATGCTCATGAACCGCTTTGTCATCGAAGCCGACGAATGGGTAATCCAAAGCGGCGGGTTTAACTGGATTGGCATCATGCGCCAGCGTTATCAAACCTTCACTGCCAAGGGCTATCGCAAAATCGGCTGATTACTCGGCCCCTTCGGGGGCTTTTCTTATGTCTAACCACAAAGCCACGCCCGAGCAATGGGCTCAAGTCAAACAAGCGGTAGACCTAGCGCAAGCCTCGCCGCAGGAGTGGATCGTTACAGCCGAAACCGCTTGCATACTTGAATTGCTTAGCAGAATTGAGGCTCTTGAACGCGCACAATGCCAGCAATCCGCTGCCGTAACCTTGAAGCGACAGGCGTTAGTTGCGCTCCGTGCTGTCGCCACAGGGGCCAATGATATGCGTGAGCAGCTTCATGACCTTGAAACTATTCGCCGCGCACTAGAGCAGCTACCCTGAAGCCGCAGCACCAACGCCATGCCTGATCCCCTCTGGCGCGATCTTGAAGCCGCCTTTGACTCCGCCGTTGACGACGCCTGTTACGAGTTCAACGAGGCCGCGTCCGCCATGCTCACCGCCATTCAGCAGTGGCTCTACGAGGAAGGCTTTGACGAAGCTGCCGAAGCCCTAGAAGACGAAATCACCCGCGCCGACGAAGCCGAATAAACTGCCATCGCTGGGTCGGTTCTGTCCGTAAGGCTGGACGCCGTGTGTGGCGGTATCGGAGGCCCAGCCATTATTTACAACTAACCTAGAGCCATAGAATTTGTGTATGGCTAGGCGCAAAGAATGACCTACACCGGTTTTCGGCATTACGACCGGCTGCTGACGCGCACAGCAACGCAGGTGCAAGACCCCAACGGCGCTTGGGCTGCACAGGAAGCACACTGGATATTGATTGAAGACCTACTGGAAGGCACCTACGGAATGCGGCGTAAGCATCGCCGTTACCTGCCGCAGGAACCCCGCGAACAAGACGAGTCCTACGACAACCGTTTGGCCCGTTCAGTTTGCCCGCCGTATTACCAGCGCCTTGAGCGGATGCTGGCCGGCATGTTGACCCGCAAGCCGGTGCGTCTTGACGATGTGCCCGATGTTCTGCGCGAACAACTGTTTGATGTAGACCTGCAGGGCAATGACCTGAATATTTTTGTCTACGAGCTGGCCAGAAAAATGGTCCGCTACGGTCACGCCGGCGTTTTAGTTGATTTCCCTTCTGACTCTGAAGACGAGCTGCAGAACATCACCGATGCTGCCAACCTTCGTCCCTACTGGGTCACCTATACCCCGCGTGACATCCTTGGTTGGCGATCTGAGGTCAGCAACGGCGCCCAGCGTCTAACCATGCTGCGCCTGATGGAGCGGGTGGTCGTGCCCGACGGTGAATTTGGCGAAAAGTACGTTGAGCAAGTTCGCGTGCTGCGTCCGGGTTCCTATCAAGTCTTCCGCCAAGACGACACCAAAGGTGCATTCGTTGAAGTCGCCTCTGGCACTACCAGTCTTGATTACATTCCCTTTGCCGTCGCCTACAGCAATCGCGCTGGCCTGCTGGAATCCCGCCCGCCGCTGGAAGACATCGCAGAGCTAAACCTGAAGACCTATCAGATCCAAAGCGATCTGGACAACATGCTGCACATCAGCGCCGTGCCGATGCTGGCGTTGTTTGGCTTCCCAAGTTCCGCTGAGGAAATCAGTGCCGGCCCGTCTGAAGCCCTTGCCCTTCCTGCCGAGGGTCGCGCCGAGTACATCGAACCGGGTGGCCGTAGCTTTGAGGCTCAGTTCCGCCGCCTTGAGCAGATTGCCGCGCAGATCAACGAACTGGGTCTGTCTGCTGTGCTTGGCCAGAAGCTGAGCGCCGAAACTGCCGAGGCCAAGCGGATTGACCGCAGCCAAGGCGACAGCACCATGATGGTCATTGCTCAACAGGTTCAGGATCTAATCGACAACTGCCTGCGGTATCACGCCGACTTCCTTGGCCTGCCGCAATCTGGCAGCAGCTTCGTTAATCGTGACTTCATCGCCGCACGCCTTGAGCCTGCCGAAATCCTTGCCCTGTTGCAGACCTACACGGCTGGCGTAATCAGCCAGAAGACGCTGTTGGATCAACTGGCAGAAGGCGAAGTGCTGGGCGATGACTTTGATGTTGAGGAAGAGCTGGAAGCCACCCAGACCGGCGGGTTGATTGAAATGGGCGGCCCTGAAAACCTTGGCAGTGAAGACGTAATTGGTGAGGAGATGATTCAGGAAGACAACGAAGAACCCGTCGTGATGCCTGAGTAATGACCCAATCAGGCGTTACACCCCGCCTGCTCAATATTGAGCAATTCAAGCGGCGTATTAACCGCAAAGATCCTGTTGCCAATATCTACCGCAACGCCATTGATCTAAATCGCTTCAGTAATGCTGTCGCCGGCCAAATTGTTCGTGATTACAACAGCATCATCCTGAGCGCCGTTGATGACCTGCGGCGTATTGATATTGGTGTTCCTACGGCAGGCGGTGGCATCGTTAGCCCTGCATCAGTTCAGGCACAACGGCTGCGCGTAATCCTTGCCCAACTGCGGGAATCACTAGACGGATGGACTAATCGCAGCACGGCATATGTAGCCAGCGAGCTACAAGGTTTAGCGGAACTGCAGACCGAATTTGTCACGGATCAAATCAAACTGGCCCTAACTGGCGGTGTTGTTGACGAGCGCCAATTACTGCCGTCACAGATCAACGCCGTAGCTCAGGTCAACACTGTTCAGGTTGCCCCGAACTTTGCCGCGACCGTCGCCACGGTTGACCCGACCGATCTGAACTTCACGCTGCCGGGCACTGGTGGTTTCAACCTGACTGCTGGCCAAGGTGCTGCCATCACGCTGCCCAACGGTGATGTAGTGGCCAAGGCATTTCGCGGCCTAGCTGAATCCCAAGCTCAGCGGTTCAACGCCATTGTGCGAACAGGCATTTTGACGGGTGAACCTACAGCCCAGATTGCCCGTCGTCTTGTTGGCAGCCTTGAATTTGGCGAGTTGGCACGCACCGCAAAGCAACAAGCCTTAGCCGGTGGTGAACTAACCAAGATGGCTGACCATCAGATCATGACCGTTGTTCGCACGAGCGTTCAGCAGGTATCCAATGCCGCCAGCCAACAGGTTTACGAGGCCAATGAAGACATCACGAAAAAATACCGTTGGCTTGCTGCGTTGGAATCCAGAACCTGCCCGATCTGTCGCAACCTTGACGGCAAAGAATACAAGTACGGCAAAGGCCCCACCCCGCCAGCGCACTTCAACTGCCGTTGCACAACGATTGCAATTATTGATTACAAGGGTTTGGGAATTGACCCGCCTGATTGGGGCGTTGGTCCTTCTGTTCGCGCTAGTTCAACGGGTCAGGTTCAAGGCAATGTGACCTTTGGCCAGTGGTTACAGAAACAGCCTGCACAGGTCAAGGAAGACACCTTGGGTAAAAGTCGCGTGCCTTATTTCAACAAACTTGCTAATAAGTACGGCCCACAAGAGGCGTTGGCGCGGATGGTGCGCGAAGACGGTAGTGAAGTTACGCTGGCTCAGTTGCAGCAGCGGTATGGGCCTCCCAAAGATTAGGTATTACCTAGATGGTCGCGTTTATTCCGATTGGGTGGAGGTTGAGCACGGCGAGGCAATCATTGAAGCCAGACTGCAAAAGCTGGACGACGGCAACATTGGCTGGGTTGATAAGTCGGGCCTAAAGTTGGATCACTTGCCCTTGCCCCATGGCCAAGAAACCGACCAAAGCCGAAAAGAAGATCGGCAAGGTGATGAAGGAGTACAAGGAGGGCGAACTGCACAGCGGCAAGCCCGGAAAGGGCAAAGGCCCCGTGGTCAAAAGCCGTAAACAGGCCATTGCTATTGCCCTGAGCGAAGCTGGCAAAACCCGCAAGCAACCCAAAGGCAAAAAGTGATGGCTATTGGCATCGGCTCCCGCGTTAGCTGGGTTTATCAAGGCACCACCACCTACGGCGTTGTCACGGGCAAGGCTGGGCGTCGTGCCAGCATCACCGGCCCATCCGGCGGCACTGTCACCCGTGTTGGCACCGACGAAGACCCCGTGTTGCGGATTGAATCGGAATCAACCGGCAATCCGGTGTTGAAGAAACGGTCAGAATTAAAAGAGGCGCCGAAACGGAAATGAACGGCAGAATCTGGGAAGGCAGTTGCACTTACCTCAAGTGTGCTGACGGCATGATTGAAGGCCGGTTTATTTTCCCGACGCCCAACAACCCGGAAATTCTCGGCGCATTGATGGGCAGACTGGCTGAAGGCGTTGAGGTCATTACCTGCACGGAGGACGGGGAAGATGGCGATTGAATACCGAGGCGAAAAGTTCGACGGCTACAACAAGCCGAAGCGCACGCCAAGCCACCCGACCAAATCGCACGTCGTCTTGGCTAAGGAAGGCGATCAGGTCAAACTGATTAGGTTCGGTCAACAGGGCGTGTCAGGCTCACCACCGCGAAAAGGAGAGTCAGCAGCAGACAAGGCCAGAAGGGCATCATTCAAGGCACGCCATGCGGAGAATATCGCCAAGGGAAAGATGAGCGCCGCTTATTGGTCAAGTCGTGAAAAATGGAGCTAGCGGCCTTCGTCGCGGTGGATTCGATCCTTTAACTCTGAGACATAACGGCGCAGGTCGTTGGCTGCGTCAACATGCCACCGCTCCCCAGTCTCCAAATACCGTTGGGTATGTAGGTCAATCGCCTTGAGCAGCCAATAAATCACCGGACACCAAGGCTCACGAATTGGCGTGTTCCATTCCCGCCGTGACATGACGTGCCTTTTGGCTGGCTTACCTATACACTTTGGCGGTAAACCCTACGGGTCACAATGTCTGACGAACAACTGCAGGAAGCTACGCCCACTGCAACCGATAACGAATCGGAAAAGCTCAAGCGCAGTATTGAAGCGTTGGAGCGTAAAAACTTTGAACTGATTGGCAAGCTCAAGGAACAGAAGGAAAAGTCAGTTGCCGTTCCCGATGGCGTTGACATTCAAGAGCTTCTGGAGTTCAAACGGAAAAAGGAACAAGAGGAACTGGAATCAAAGGGTAAGTACGACGAAGCTCTGAAACAGTACGCCCAACAATTCCAAGAGCGGGAGGAAGGTTACAAGAAACGCATTGCCGAACTGGAATCAAAACTGACCGTCAATCAGTTGGACAATCGCGTTGTTGCCATCCTTGCCGAACAGGGTGCTCACAACCCGCACGATGCTCTTCGTTTGGTCCGCGATCAACTGAAGTTGGACGAAAACGGTAATCCCGTGGCCGTTGATGGCTACAACGAAGTGCCCATGGATCAATGGGTTGAACGCCTGAAGGCC